GCCACCATTACCTGGCAAGGGTCGAGTGACGGGACCAACTGGCACGCCATGACGCAGAAGGGCGGCACCACCAACATGGCCTACACCACGACCGGCAATCACACGCCAAACGAGATGCCGCCCTTCGTCCGCGCCATCTCGGCAGGCGGCACCGGCACGGCCATCACGGCGTCCCTTTGCTACTACCCGCGCTACACCAAAAACCCGTATTAAGCGGGCAGTAGCGAGCAGTACAACATGTTGCAAGAAAACCCCTTCAGCCCTATACTATGGGCAGGGGCCTTGCGCCCAAAAAATACATAGCCAGGCAATGACCTGGCTTTTTTGATGGCATGAACGATTTCACTTCCGCAACCTGGCACCAACTACGCAAATGGGCTGAAACAGAGCTTCAGCGTGCGCGTGTCAAAAATGACGCTGTCGGTCTTTCTCTCACCGACACGGCGGCATTGCGGGGTGAAATAAAAATGCTCAAACGATTTCTCGACTTGCCGAATGAGGCAACTCGGGGTGTGGTGGCCGAGCCGGACGAATAGTCCCGCATGGCCGTGTGAGTAAGCCGCCGTTTGGCGGCTTTTTTATTGGAGAGCACTGTGGAAGAAAACGAACTGTCTCAGGAAGAGGCGCAAAAACTTTGGAACGAGGAAGCCAGTAAGCTCGACGCCGGTGATCAAACACCCGCGTTTGAGACCCAAGCATCTGTGCCGGAAACCCCGCCGCAGGAAACCCCCGAACCAGAGGCCGCGTCAACCCAGGAACAGGCCGCTGATCCACTGGCCGGACTCCCGGAGGAAGTGAAACTTGCCCTTGGCAAGATCACCCAACTGGAGCAGGCAAATGCTCAATTGCTGCACCACGTAAAGACTGCCGAGGGTCGCGTGGCTGCGATGCAGCGTGAGTTCCAGCAGGGACGCCAAGCAGCGACTTCTGTCGATGCCGCGCCTAGCCAGGGACAAATGGCTGCCGCCGCCAAGAACCCCGAGAAGTGGGAGCAGCTCAAGCAAGATTTTCCCGAGTGGGCGGGAGCGATGGAAGAGTATGTGGGCTCAAAGCTCAGCGGCATGCAAAGCGGCGTACAACCTGACCAGGTCATGGAGTACGTGCAGCAACAGCTTGCTGTCGAGCGTGAGAACATGAAGATCGCCATCGAAGAAGCCCGGGTAGAAGGCCGGTATGAAAACTGGCGCGATACGGTAAACACGCCGGAATTTGCGCAATGGTTTGCAATCCAGCCTGCTGAGGTGAAAGCCTTGGCCGATAGCTCGGCTGCCAAGGACGCGATCAAGATGCTGGACATGTTCCACAAATTGAGCGCCAAACCGGCAACGGAAATCAAGCAAGAGCGCGGAGCACGTCTCGCTGCGGCTGCGACGACTCGACCCGGACAGACACCGCCGCCCAAAACCATGGACGACATGTCGCCGGAGGAACTGTGGAACTACGAGGCCAAGAAGCGCGAGGAACAACTCGCAAAACGCGGCTACTAACCCTCTCTTTTTTGTAAGGAATTTTCAAAATGGCTATTCAAAACTACGGCACAGTCGCATCGCGGAATTTGATCCGTGCTGCGCAAGGCATGCTTGAGCACGCCCAGCCCATCACCGTCCTTGGCGACTTCGGTACTCAGCGCGAGATGCCGCAGAATTCGACCGACACCCTGGTGTTCCGTCGTACTCTGCCCTTTGGCGCAAGCACCTCGGGAACCACGATTGAAAACAGCTCACGCTATGTGGGTACGCCGGACATCACCGCATCCAACTTCGTGTTGGCTGAGGGTGTGACTCCCAACTCCAACACCATCTCCTTCCAGGACGTGTCCGTTCAGCTCCAGCAGTACGGTGTGTTGTTCAAATACAGCTCCAAAACCGAGCAACTGTACGAAGACGACATCCCCGGCGAGATGGTCAAGCTGACCGGCGAGACCCTGGCCGAGGTGATGGAGCTGGTGCGCTACGGCGTGCTGAAGGCCGGTTCGACTGTGATCTACGCAAACGGCTCTAGCCGCTCTGCTGTGAACACCGCGATCAGCCTGAATGCAATCCGCAAAGCAGCACGTACCCTGGAATCCAACCGCTGCCGTCGCGTCACCAGCCGCCTGGCTCCTGGCGTGAATTTCGGTACCCGCGCAGTGCAGCCTGCCTATGTGGTTTTCTGCCACACTGACGCAGTGTCTGACGTGCGTAACCTGCCCGGCTTTACCCGCGTGGAAGAGTACGGCAGCTTCAAGCCAATCCACGACCGCGAGATCGGCGCTTGCGAAGACTTCCGCTTCGTCAGCTCCCCTCTGCTGAAGTCGTTCCTGGCTGCTGGCGCATCGGTCGGCTCGTCCGGCATGCTGTCCATCGGCGCATCCAACGTGGACGTGTACCCCTTCATCGTTATCGGTGAAGATGCATGGGGCCAGGTTGCGCTGAAGGGCATGTCTGCCATCAAGCCTGTGGTGTTGAAAGCATCGCAGACCAACCACGCCAACCCGCTGGGCCAATTCGGCTACGTGGGCGCTTCGACATGGTTTGCCACCGTGCGTCTGAACGACGCCTGGATGGCCCGTATCGAAGCCGGTGTGACCGCTCTGTAATGACCAGGGGCCAGGGTGACCTGGTCCCGTCTTAACCAAAGGAAATCATCATGGCCGCTGAATCGTTGAAACAACGACTCCCACGCATCCCTGACCGTCTTACCGAGCAAGAGCTGACAGCGATCCTGAAAGCTCTGGTCGATGGTCTCCAAGCCACTATGGCTCAACTGGACGCAGACACCGGTGTCGCAGACACCACCTACGCTGCAAATTTCGCAACCTATATCGTTGACTAAGGAACCCCACCATGTCTTACAACATCGAACAAGCCAACAGTGGCTATCTCTCGCTCACCGCTGCCGGTCTGGCTGAAGGTACGAACGCCAACACGTTCAAGACTACCAACACCCTGACCTTCACCAGCAACGGTGTTTTCAAGTCTAAGTCGGCTACCGACAACTTGACCTTCAGCACCGGCACCGCACTGGCCAACAGCCAGGCTTGCCTGTTTGCTGTGTGGATCAACGCATCTGGCACCGTGACGACCACCCAAGGCCCCATCGTGGCTGCTGGTGATCCTTGCCCCGTGCCCGGCCAGACTACCGCTGGCACCACGCTGGTTGGCCTGATCAAGGTCACCACCAGCTCGTCGGCCACGTTCACGCCTGGTAGCACCGACCTGTCCGCCTCTGGCGTGACCGGCGCGTACTACGACTGCATGGACATGCCTGGCTCCGCCCAGTAAGTTGCCATCTCTCTTCTTTGAAGAGCTTTACGCAGGCCGCCTTCGGGCGGTCTGCTTTTTGGCAAAACCTTTTTTCAACCTCTGGAGTAAATGATGGCAACAAAACAAAAAATCCAAGGCATCGAGATCAGCGACGATGCACCTGAAATTGAAACCGTATCCGAGTCGAAAGACTTCTCGGCTCTTGCTGCAAGCGAAGCGTTTATGAATGAGCTGGTCACCGTCATGGTCCATTCGACCACAGACGAAAACCAACCACCTCAAGTCATCATTAGCTGCAACGGCATGAACCAGCCGATCTTTCGCGGCTTCCCCACCACGATCAAACGCAAGTACGTTGAAATCCTGGCGCGCATGAAAGAAACCAAGTACACCCAGGTGACCCGCAATCCGGCAGCTCCTGACCAGATCGACATGGTGGCCCGCCACGGGTTGTCGTATCCGTTTGACTTGGTCGAGGACAAGAACCCACGCGGGCGCGCTTGGCTGAACAACGTCCTGGCAGAACCAGCTTAACCTGAAAGCTCCGCATGAATTTGCTTCAGCTCGTCAACCAGACCCGCGTTGAGTGCGGCGTGTCAGGGCCAGCCCTGACTACCGCGCAAGGCCAAACAGGCGAATCCGGCAGGATGGTCGCCTGGGTCGTGCAAGCCTGGACCGACATCCAGACAAGCAAAGAGGACTGGCTCTTCATGCGTGAGTCTTTTGACTTCAACACCACGGCCAACATCTGGGAGTATTCAGCTTCCGATGCTGGCCTCACCGATTTCGGCAATTGGAAGCGCGACAGCTTCCGTTGCTCCACATACGGCCAGGACTACAAAGACGAGCAGCTCCTGAATTACATGGAGTGGACCACGTTCCGCAACCTGTACCGTTACGCCAACATGCGCAACACCAAAGCGCGTCCGGTGGTTGTGTCCATCATGCCAAACAAAGACCTGGCATTCGGCTCCATCCCGGACCAGGTTTACGTGATCGACGGCGAATACTACACACAGCCTGTCACCCTGTCCGCTGACGCGGACACCCCTCTTCTCCCCGCCCGCTTCCACATGGCCATCGTGTACCGGGCGATGATGTACTACGCAGGGTACGAAGCTGCGTCCGAAGTGATGGCACGCGGCGAGTTTGAATACCGCCGCCTGTACATGCGCATGGAGATCGACCAGCTTCCGACCCTGATCAGCGGCCCACCCCTGGCGTAAGGACTGACATGGCCAGCGGCATGCCCCCAGTTCAATACCAGCTCATCACGCTGCAAGGCGGGCTGGACCTGGTCACCCCCACGCTTTCCCTGCCCCCAGGCGTCGCCACAGAGGCCAGCAACTTCGAGGTTTCAATCACCGGCGGGTATACCCGGATCGCGGGCTACGAACGCTTTGATGGGCGGCCCAACCCATCCGACGCCAACTACTCGGCCATCACCGTTGCCGACGCATCTGTCCTGGCCGTGGGCAACACCATCACCAACCTAGCAGCCACGGTGTCCGGCGTAATCATCGCCATTGACGGCAACAGCGTTTTTTACACCAAATCGGTCGGTGGCGGTTTTAGCGTCGGCAACGGCGTCTACGTGGGTGGCGTGCTCAAGACCACCGTCACCGTGCTAGGTGCCAGCTCCACCGTTACCAACGCCCTGGTCGCGCACTACACCTACCTGGCCGCAGAAGCATACCGGTCAGACATCGGCGCGGTCCCGGGCAGCGGGCCTATTCGCGGCGTCGCCTATTTCAAAGCCGCAGATGTCTATGCCTGGCGCAACAACTCCGCAGGCACGGCGATGGAAATTTACAAGTCCACGTCTAGCGGCTGGACCCTGGTGCCCCTGGGATACGAGCTTCAGTTTGATACCGGATCGGGTGAGATTTTTGAAGGCGACACCATTGTGGGCCAGACCAGCGGGGCCACCGCCGTCGTCACGCGCGTGGCTGTTGCGTCGGGCACCTGGGCGTCCAACACCGCAGCCGGGTACATCAATTTTGCTTCGGTCACCGGGACCTTCAGCGCGGGCGAAAACATCCGCGTCGGCGGCACCACAAAAGCCCATGCCGTGGCCGCGCAGGCTGCAATTACGCTATCCCCAGGTGGCCGGGTCGATGTCTGGATTGACGACTTTGGCGGCGGCAGCCGCATCTATGGCGCAGACGGGGTCAACTACGGGTTTGAATTTGACGGCACGGTCTACACGCGCATCCGCACAGGCATGACAACCGACACGCCAAATCACGTCGTTGTCCACAAGCAACACTTGTTTTTCAGCTTTGCCAACTCGGTTCAGTTCTCCGGCATCGCGGACCAGTACAACTGGAGCCCGGTGATTGGCGCTGGCGAGATCGCCATGAATTCGGCGGTCACCGCGTTTCTGATCCAGCCGGGTAACCAATCAACCGGTGCCCTGGCGATCTACACAGACGACAACACGGCGATCCTGTACGGCACCAGCTCGGCCAATTTTGCCCTGGTGTCGTTCAACATCGGCACGGGTGCCAAAGCATTTAGTTGCCAAAACATCAACGCGAGCTACACCTTTGATGACCGGGGCGTCATCAACATGGCGACCACGTTGAATTACGGCAACTTCGACTCTGCTTCGCTGACGCTCAACATCCGCCCATTCATCCAGCAGCATCGCACCCTGGTGACCGCCAGCGGGGTGAGCCGCGAGAAGGGCCAGTATCGGGTCTTCTTCAGCGATGGCACCGCGCTCTACGTGACCCTCAGCAACGGGCAGTACATGGGCACCATGCCAATGCAATTCCCCAACGCGGTGGCGTGCATGGCTGAAGGCGAAAAAGCTGATGGGTCCGAGACATCATTCTTTGGCTCGACCAACGGGTATGTGTACCGGCTTGACGCCGGAACATCTTTTGACGGGGTTGAAATTCCGGCCAGCTTAACCCTGGTTTTCAATGCCATCGGCAGCCCTCGCTTGCTGAAGCGTTTCCGCAAAGCAGCCCTGGAAATCACCGGCACCAGCTACGCCGAATTTGCTTTCAGCTACGACCTGGGCTATGCCACAACCGAGATCAGCCAAGAATCATCTGTTGGATATGCAACCAATCTGGCAGCCAGCTTCTGGGATTCGGTTTACTGGGACAATTTTGTCTGGGACGGGCGGACATTAGCCCCGTCAGAGGTTGAGGTCAAAGGCACGGCAGAAAACATTTCGATCAGGATTGCAAGCAATTCTGCTGAGTTTCAGCCGTTCACGATTAACTCAGCCATTCTGCACTACACACCGCGAAGAGGACTCCGATGAGCAATTCTTTTTACACGCATGGGTCGTTTCCGTCGACCGGGGCTGCGGCCACGTCGGCCAGCATGCGCAACGAGCTGGACCTGATCACCCAGGGATTCGACAAGCTGCCAACCCTAGGCGGCAGCTACGCCAACCAGGTCGTCGTGCTGTCGGCCACCGGCTTGGCCATGACGACCAGCACGTCGCTGAACGGCATCTCGATTGGCACCACCACCGCAGCGGCTGGCGCGTTCACCACCCTGAGCGCGTCCAGCACGGTCAGCGGTACCGGCTTTAGCACCTATCTGGCCAGCCCGCCTGCAATCGGCGGCACGGCTGCTGCGGCCATCACCGGCACCACCATCACGGCCAACACAGGCTTCGCTGGCGCGCTTAACGGCACCGTGGGTGCCACTACCCCAGCCAGCGGTGCATTCACGTCCCTGAGCGCGTCTGGCACGGTCAGCGGCACCGGCTTCAGCACCTACCTGGCCAGCCCGCCCGCCATCGGCGGTACGACTGCGTCCACGGTCCGGGGCACCACCATCACGGCCACCACGGCCTTTGCTGGCGCGCTTAACGGCACCGTGGGTGCCACTACCCCATCCACTGGCGCGTTCACCACGTTGAGCGCGTCCAGCACGGTCAGCGGTACCGGCTTCAGCACCTACCTGGCCAGCCCGCCTGCCATCGGCGGCACGGCGGCGGCGGCTGGCACGTTCACCACGTTGAGCAGCACAGGCAACACCACCCTTGGCGATGCAACCACCGACACCGTGACGGTGAACGGGTACATGGGTGTGGGCGGTGCTGGAGGCGCTACTACCGGCATCAGAATCTCAAGTGCGGCGCTCAACGGCGGAACCCAAATCGGTATTCAATCCTTGCCGGTTGGAACCAGCGCAGCAACTACTCAAGTACAGGGTGTCGGGTCTCAGCCAGGAACTGCCGCCGCTACGTTTACTTGCGCGGCCACCTACGCCTTCCGCGCCAACGATGCTGTTAAAGGAGCGGGCTCGACAATTACTGACCAGCACGGCGTATATGTTGACGACCAGACAAATGGCACAAACAACTACGGTATTCGGTTAGCGGTTTCCAGTGGAACGAACAAGTGGAACGTCTACGCATCAGGGACTGCTGACAACTATTTTGCTGGCAAAGTCGGCATCGGTACAACATCCCCAGCAGTCACGTTTGCCGTCAGCGCCACAGACGCGATCCTACTTCCGGCGGGCACCACGGCGCAGCGCCCAACAGGCGCAACAGGCTACATCCGCTTCAACAGCTCGCTCAACCAGTTTGAGGGCTATGGCGCGTCAGCCTGGGGCTCGATTGGCGGCGGCGCTACCGGGGCCAGCGGTGAACAGGTGTTCTGGGAAAACGACACCAGCATCGACGCCAGCTACACCATCACATCAAACAAAAACGCCGGTACCTTCGGTCCCGTCACGGTAGCCACTGGCGTGACGGTCACCGTGCCTACCGGCTCTGTCTGGACCATCGTCTAAGGAAAACCCATGAGTGCAATTCAAATCCAAGGCAATGCAAGTGGGGCTGGTGTATTCACCATTGCCTCGCCCAACAGCGCCAGCAGTTACACCGCCACACTGCCCACACAGACCGGCACGTTGGGTATGGATGGGCCAGCGTTCAGCGCGTATGCGAGTGCGACCCAAAGCATCACCAGCAATGTGTCTACAAAAGTAGCGATTGACACAGAGACTTTTGATACCAACTCGTGCTATGACACGACCAACTATCGCTTTACTCCGACTGTTGCTGGGTATTACCAAGTTAATGGCGCTGTTCGGCTTTCTGCCAACGCAACTACCATAACGCAAGCGGTAGTGTTTATTTACAAAAACGGAACAAACACTGGGCCCTTCAGCGCAGACAATGTTGCTGCCACGACAATTACTTCATATGTTGTGCGCGGTGTCAGCACTGTTATCTATTTGAATGGTTCTACTGATTACATTGAGCTTTATGGGAGTATCACAGGCACTAGCCCGCAGTTTCTTTTTGGCTCTGCTACTGCCACCAGTTACTTTTCCGCAAGCCTTGTGAGGGGTACGTAACATGACACTGTACGAAAAAATTTTGGCTCTGTACCCCGGAATGCAGGACGCAGATTTTGGTGATTACGTCATCTTGCAAAACGATTGGGATGGGCGAGGAGATTACATTGCCAAGTGGGAGCACCCCACTCTTCCGCGCCCCACTGAGGAGCAACTAGCGCATGAAACGCTTACTGCGCCTACACATGAGGAAGCAACGGAGCCTGTAGCAGAAACACCCGCTGAACCCACGCAGGAAGCACAACCATGACCGCTGTACTATCAGGAACAAACGGGCTGCTCCAGTCCTATGACTACCAGACCCCGACCACGGGGTTTAGCTACACCTTCGCTGCTGGCACGCAGGTGCTGGTGATGAACCCCGCTGCTACGCTGGCAACTGGCACTATCACGATGCCCGCCTCGCCTGCGGATGGGATGACCATCACGTTCAGCAGCAGCAAGCAAATTACGGCGCTCACAATGTCTGGCAACGGTGCAAGCATCAGCGGCGCGGTAACGCTGCTGCCAGCCCAGACAGCTATGGCGTATGTCTACCGTGCAACGGGGACAACGTGGTGGCCTATGGAGTCCGTGCCGGGTACATTGACCAATGGCTTGCAGTTGTATCGCTTGGATTCCAGCCTTGCCGGGGCCAATGTCACCACTGCTCAAAGCACATTGGGGGTCGGAGTAACACTATCTGCCAGCACTGTGTACGCTTTTGAAATGGTGTTTGCTTTGAGCAAAACCGCTGGCACTACATCTCATACCGTCGGTCTTAGCTTCGGGGGTACTGCGACGCTGAACAACATCGCATATAGGTTGAATGTTCAAAACCCTACTAGCTCCGGGTTTACCACCGTTGCTGTGGCAGATTACCAGCAGTTTGTTCAAGCCGCGAGTAACGGTACGGTGACTGGCGCACAGACTTCTGCCGCTCTGTACATCTCCATGCGTATCAGTGGTACGGTTTCCGTCAATGCTGGCGGTACTTTCATTCCGCAGTACACCCTATCTGCTGCACCGGGCGGCGCATACACCACAGCCGCTGGCAGCTACATGATGATTTACCCGATTGGCGCTGCTGGCGCTAACGTCAATGTTGGCTCTTGGGCCTAAAGGATAACTATGGCAACCACAATTAGCGGAAGCACTGGAATTGCAGCACCGGGCCTGAACTTATCTGGTCAGTACACCGAGGGTGTTGTTGGTATTGGCAACT